TCGGAGTTCCGCTTCGCTTTCGCGACGGACTTCTGCGCCTTCTTCTCGGCGCTCTTCTCCTTGCGGGCGGCGATTTCGGCCTGCCGGAATTCACGCTTCACAGCGTAACCGGCTTTCCGAGCGCCGAACACAACGCCGACGAATTCCGACGCGTCCTCGAGCGGGAGAGTAATCGTCTGCTCTCCGTAAGCGAGGGTGACTTCGTTGCCGGAATCGGACACGGTGAAAGATCCGTTCATTTTTGTTACCTCCCTGGTAACTAGTAGGTATTAGCCACGGAATGTGGCGTGCGCGAATTCACACGAATTCTCGCGTACAACGCGCTGCTAGAGTGCGTTCTACGCGAGAATCCCGAAGGATTCCCGCGCCCAGAGAGGGAGGTTCCTATTCGGGTAAATGGCCGCGATAGCTAGAGCCGTTAACCTAGCACTTCCGACGGTTTATCCGCCTAGCAGAGTTCTTCGGAGATTACGCTCCGATCTGCCCTAAGTCTTGGGAGAATCTTCGTGAATTCCTCTAGCCCGATTTCCGCGCGCCGGACGTCTCTACCGCCTAGAATTAACCGCTAAAGCCCTACTAACGAATTCGCATCCGCGTTGGCAACCGTAGCGATTAACCGGAAGAGATTTCCGAGTAGGATTCGGACTTCTTCCGGTTACTAAGGGGTAAATAGCCGACTAAAGTCGTCGGAGCCACTACCGATAGAAATCCCCCTAAAACTCGGGAATCCCTACGATAACCCATCCGTTTTCCGATTTAGCTAGATGCCCGGGAATTTGCGGCCGCGATCTTCCCCGCTAAACCTACGCGCTAGGGAAAACGTTCGTCTAGGCCATCTGTACATTCTAGTACCGGAATTCGGCTTGTAATCTTGCCAGGATTACCGGGACCTACCGCTAAGAACCCGTAAAACGCCCCAGAATTACCGAGATTTCCGGATCGGAAAGAGATCGGAAGAATTCAGGGAACTAGGCTCCGTTCGGAGTATTCCCACCGGATTTCCGACTCTACCCGCTGCGACGGGGAATCCGGAACCGGCCGCCCGGCGGCTATGGGGCCGGGCGGGAGCGGGTTAAAACCGCCGCTCCGCGGCGAAGTCTACCGGGTTGTCACACCGTTTAGGCGTTTACTAGATAGAAAACGTCCGCAAATTGCGTGTTTTTCGTTCGGTCGCACCTAGGGGGACACTGCATCTGTGCAGCGGCGAGGGAAGTCCGAGTAAGGTAGGGGTAAGGGTAGGCGGTAGGCGGCTGTTACGGACGATTTGGAGGGCCTTGCAGAGAGGATTTGAGGCTAGGCGGCTCTACGCCTAGGAACGCTACCAGGAGGGATTTCCGAGTGAATTCCTGGCAAGAAAAAGGCCCCAAGTTTCTGGGACCTTTTCCTTACCGGGGTGTGGGTTGGTTGCTAAAAGCTCCGAATTTCCTCCTCCGAGAATTGGTAGCGCAGGGCTGGCTTACCAAGCAATTCTACCCAGTAAAGCGTGGGCAGGATTTGGCTGGGAATTACGTGGTGCGGTGCGCTAGGCGTGGCGATTTTGATAACGCCTACTTCGCCGGTTTTGTTGACCACGATTTTCTGGCCGACTTCGTAACGCATTTTCTTCCTCCTTTATAGGTGGCTTTTGCTACCAGGGTAAGTGTACCTGCCCAGGAGAGAGTGGAGCGGTGCACCGACGATGGTGTTGTCGAGAGAGGCCGATTTGTGTGGTGAATTCGGAAGGTAAAAACTCCGATTTCGTATTCTCTGCGGACTACGTTTACCGTTCCGTAAACGGACGTTTTCCGCGTAGTAAACGCTCGTACAACTCGGAATCTCTGTTGAGCAGGGGTTTTCCGATCGGGTCCGAAGTACGGCGTGTAGGGTCTGTGCTAAGGCGAGGAAGTCGGAGCCCAGGTAAGGGGTTGGGTATAGGCTCCGGTGGGCGTTACGGACGATTTCCCCTGCTAATAGGAGAATTTGGAAATTCGGTAGGAAGTCTACGTGCCTATAGCGGTGGGGTCTACTTCGTAGTCCGGGTGGTAAACGGAATCTACCGGGTGTGGGCAGCGGGTAGGAAGGGCAGATATAGGCTTCAATTAAAACCTCCGATTAGCAGGGGTTTTTCCGAACTGTGCGGAAGAAGGGAGGCTAAACCCGGATTTCTGTTCGCGTCTTTTTACCCAGGTTTTGCCTAGTGCAGCACGAACTCGAACTAGAAGTCCTTGATAATGTATATGAAATTGATACAAGAACTCGTGCTCATATGTTTAAACACATAATTCAGTGCAATTACTAGAATTTCTTAGGATTCCTTCCGTGCGACGGCGCTCCACAAGATTTCTCACTCAAAACACTCAAGTTTTTCAACTACCACACAAGAACTCCCATGGACGACCAAAAACTTCTTCCGTGAGAATCTCGCGCGCGTGGGTAATGCATTGCATCTAAGATCTCGCGCGCGTGCATACGCGACCCCAACCGACTACCACCGTGGATCCTTCGTGATCGCGCTAGCGTAAGCGCGCGGCTATAAGGAAGAACAAAAGATCTCTTTAATAAAGATAGTAGATCTTAAGATCTCGCGCGTACTCGCCAGCGCTAGCGGGATCACGAGCAATCCATCCGCATCCAGTCCAGCCTCGCGTAGCGCGCGGAGATTGTTCAAGCCTCAATTCACAATAAGTAGATCTAAAGATCTCCGCGTGCATGCGTACGCGCTACGCGAGGATTTGAAACACGCTATGCTCACGGTTAGGCCGATCGCCGTTAGCCACCTTCTTGAAGAAGCAAGTTCGTTGTCCGGCGCTGGCAATGTCTGATCGCCCCGAGGAGCGGCAGCATCCGTACGCCCAGGTTGTGGAGCTTCGCAGGTACTTGCGCCTCGCCGGTAAGCCTGATCTGGTGCGGGAGTACTGTTCGGGCTGCGGCTGTAAGCTGCCGAACTGGGAGCACAGGGTCTATATCTCAAGCTGGCCCTTTGAGTAGAATCCTAAAAGCCCTGCTCACCATGCCTATTAGCCATCCATCGCGGGATCCGCTATGCTTACGAGGCACACGCGGTGACACAGGCGGGCTGGTCCGTTCGGGTGGTCGGACTGGCTCGCCTTCTAAACCACCCCACCACCCGGCAGTCCGCTATCTTGCCTGACCAGACACCACTCTTCTTCCTGGGGTTCGCCCTGTTGGTCGTTCTTCTCTACATGTTGAGGATCGGTTAAACCACGGATGCCACTGTTCAAACGCAAGTCTCGCCCAGAGAACGACCCGCGCTACGAGTACATGGTAGGGCGGCTGGTGGGCGCATCTGAGTTGATGTCCCTGTACATGTACATTCACGGTGACTCTGAGGCTCGCGACATGGCCGAGCGCGTTCATGTCATCCTGAGCTTCTTCATGAAGGAGCACCCCGACAAGTCTGCCGCCATCAAGCTTCCTCCACGCCCACGTGGTGAGGAGGATACGCTCATCCTATCACCGAAGGAGGTGGAAGCATACAAATGAGAGGGATCCGCGTCGTCCGGCAGCCTGGAGGACTCTACACCACGAAGGGAGGCAACAACTAGCATGTTCAAACTGACGGGAAAATCTGGCCGCAGGAACGCCAGCCCTGGCGGGGGAGCCACTCAGGCAACAGGCAGGATCGTCAGTCCCTACAACAAGTTCCGCAACACCGTTGCTCCAGGACCGCGCACCGTGGCGTTCATGCCCGATACGCAGCAGGAGCACGGCTTCGACAACGACAACGGCCCACGGATCGACGAATAAGGAGGAAACACATGGCAAGGATTGCTGGCCCAGTATGGGTCGTAGCGCCAGACGGTGATGGTGTCGTCGGCGATGCTCATCCGGAGCACCCGATCGTGCTACCGCCGGACACCCCACCGGAGATCTGGGGAGACATCGAGCTGCCGACGCACCCGATCGTCATCCCAGATCCGGGCGGCGGTGAACACCCGGAGCATCCCATCGCTCCTGGTGGTGGTCCGTCGCATCCCATCGTTCTACCGCCGGACGCGATCTGGCCTCCCGGCTCGGGGATCGACATGCCCGACCAGGGTCTGCCAGGTGAGCAGCCGCATCCCGACCAGGGATTGCCGGGCGACCAGCCGGGTGTCAGTCACCCGATCGCGCCAGGTGGCGGGCCAACGCATCCGATCGTGCTGCCCACCCCGCCCGACGGCGGTGGCGGCCCGGAGGCTGCTGGCGATCTGGACTTCTACCAGCGCAAGACGCTCGGGTTCAACTGGGATCCGGGCTTCGACGAATGCGCGGTCGTGGGCGTTCAGGCAGGCACGACGGCGGACGACCTGATCACGGTGCGGACGGTCGCGAACAACGGCACATCGTCCGTGACGTACCCGCAGGACTTCAAGGGGAAGGTGCTGATCCGTGTCAACGGTCAGAGCGCCTACCTCGAGGGCTCGGCGACCATCAAGTAACATGCCAGCCCGGAGTCAAGCACAGCGGAGGTGGGCCTTTGGCGTGAAGGGTGCCGCATGGGCCCGTAAGCATCATTTCGCGAATAAGGGCAAGCTGCCGAAGCGCGTCAAGCGGAAGGGCAAGCGCTGAACGTCGGCATCTTCGCCTGCGACCCTGGGGGAGCCACGGGGTTGGCGTGGGGAGTATTTGACCCTCACGCCGACCTCGAGGCGTCCCTCCGGGGACGCACCCACGAGGGCAGCGCGACGGTTGATGGGGATATCCGCAATCAAATCAGGGTCGTTTCAACACGCTGGCGCTCCTTCTACCAGGTCTGCGTACAGGAGGCTCTACTTCCGCATGACCACGTGTGGTACGTCTGTGAGAACTTCATCTTTCACGGCAACTACGGCGGTGATTCGGCGGTTGTCTCAACTGCGATCATCTGGGGAGTTGAGGGATACCGCATGGGCCGCGCCGACCAGTGGGCGGCAGGTCACGGCCGCAGACAGATTTCGGTTCCACCTGCAGTTTTGCAGACAGCAGGCGACGCCAAGTCATTTGCATCTGATGCCAGGCTCAAAGATTGGGGGCTTTGGATCAAGGGCAAAGACCATGAGCGAAGTGCATGGCGTCACTTGGCGCTGTTTTTGAAGAAGTACCAGATTCAACACACTTGAGCCTCTCGCGCCCGCGCGTGCAGTGTCCCAAACGAAGGGACTAGCCATCAGCCGCGGGATAGCGTATGATCACGCCCCAGTGCATCAGCCGCAGCGGGATAGCATCGCTGGAACCCCTACCCAAGTCTGGGAGGACATACCCCTCGGGCCAGGTCAGACACCTGGCCTATATGGCCCAGGCGATTGGCAGTGGACACCTGACGGCGAGCCAATGTTCGCCCAGGACATTCAGAGAACGCCAGGTCGTGACCATGCCTGGGTTGTCCACCGCCCATGGGAGAACCCAGCCTGATGCCGCGCGGAACTCGTGTGCCGAAGGATACCAGCGGTGCTCGTGCAGCCAAGAAGGGTGAGCCCAGCGCATACGCCAGGATGCAGGAGACGATGCGCAAGAATGAGTCGAAGGGGGCTCGCACCCACCGCGCCAACAAGAAAGGTCGGGATCACACCGGCGTCCCGCTGTGCGCTGCCAAGACAAGAAGTGGCGCCACATGCATGTATCGCGCAGGCTGGGGAACCAACCACTACGGCATCGGCCCTTGTAAGCACCACGGCGGAACCACGGCCAACCACAAGAAGGCTGCTGCGAAGTTCTACGCGCACGAGCTGCTCGGTACGCCCATCGACATGAACCCGTTTGACGCGATCCTCTGGTGCATCCGCATCCGTGCCGGCGAGGTACAGTGGCTGAGTGAGCAGATGGCCACGATTGACAAGAAGGACTGGATCGAGAACACCATGATCGGCAAGCAGTTTCACCTGTTTGCGCGGGAACGGCAGAAAGCCCTGCAAGACCTCACGAAGTTCTCGGCCCTGGCTGTCAGCCTCGGGATCGCAGAGCGGGCGGTCAAGCTGGCAGAGACCTACGGTGAACTTTTGGCGATGTACACCAAGAACCTTCTTCAGGACTTGTGGCCGCACTTGGACGAGGAAGGTAGAGCCAAGGCACCCCAGTTTGTACGGATGCGCCTTGTGCAGCTGGACCAGGGCCGGGAGCTGGAAGTCAAAGAGCTACCGAAGGCGGCTGCCGCATGACGTTCGTGATCTGCCCAGTACTTGCACAAGGAACATACTTCGTCATGAACAGAGGCTTGTACTACGTCGTCGACGTCGAGTACTCACACGATGTCTGGCTCATTGAGAACTGCAAGACCGACGAGTGCTTCTGGATGCCGTCAGAAGAGCTGATTGATGACATTGAGGTGATCGGACACACGTGACCGCTACCGCCAAACGACCGCGCAAGAAGGAGCAGGAAGAGACCGGGTACAGGTCTCTACTGCCTCCTGGGACCGTATCTGCTGCGCTCAGCAAGCTCTACCCACCAGAGAACAGGTATCTGTGGGACCCGGTGACCTGGGCGCGCGAGAAGGTCAGCCTGTACATGTGGTCAAAGCAGGTAGAGATCCTCGAGTCGGTCAAGACCAACCGCTTCACGGCTGTGAAGTCTTGCCATGGACCGGGCAAGTCATTCACGGCGGCTACGGCAGGAGCGTGGTGGTTGGACCCGGAGACGCACACTCTAGGAGATGCGTTTCTTATCACCACAGCTCCGTCGTGGCCGCAGGTAGAGGCAATCCTCTGGAAGGAAATCCGGCGTCGCCACTACCAGGGCAAGCTGGCAGGCCGTATCACGCGGGAATGTCAGTGGCTCATGGGTGAGAAGGGCACGCAGCGGCTGCACGAATCTGAAGAGATCATCGGCATGGGCCGCAAGCCGCAGGACTACGACGAGAACACATTTCAGGGAATTCACGCTCGCTTCCTGATGGCCATCCTCGACGAAGCCAACGGTATCCCGGAGGCACTCTGGGACTCCGTGCTGGCTCTGGCCACAGGTAAGAATTCCCGCATCCTTGCCATCGGCAACCCCGACGACCCCAACTCACGCTTCGCCAAGGTGTGCAAGCCAGGCTCAGGCTGGAACGTCATCAAGATCTCTGCCTGGGACGTACAGGACGCCATCAAGGCAGAAGGCATACCCAACGATGTCGCCGAGCAGCTCACTTCGCTCGAGTACATCGAGACGGCACGCCGAGAGTGGGGAGAGGGATCCCCACGCTGGCAATCCAAGGTCGAGGGTGAGTTCCCCGACATCTCGGATGAGTTCCTGATTTCGCCAAGCCTCATCGAAGAGTGTACCCAGCGCAGCTTGCCCGGACTTGACATCGGGCGCTATGGCGCGGACGTCGCCCGCTACGGGCAGGATAAGAGCGTACTGTACCGAAACCGTGACGGCGTGATCAGGCTGGTGGCCTCTTGGGCGAAAGAGGACACGATGCAATCTGCCGGAAGAATTGCACGTGTGCTCTCATCGCATGGGGGCAAGAGGCCGCCAGCAAATATCGACATCATCGGTCTGGGCGCGGGTGTGTTCGACAGGCTACGTGAGTTGCGCTACAACGTTGCGCCGTATCAGGGCAGCCAGCGTGCTCTCAACCCTGCCAAGTTCAAGAACAGGCGCTCTGAGACATGGTGGACGTTCAAAGAACTAGCGGAGGAGGGTCTCATCGACCTGGAGCCGGGGGACGAGACCCTTGCCGCCCAGCTGACGAGTGTCAAATGGAACACGGACTCGGCTGGGCGGATATATGTGGAGACCAAAGACGACATGATGTCGCGTGGTCTACCCTCCCCCAACCACGCCGACGCTGCGATCATGTCAACTGTCTCCGCAGGGGCAGTGGCGGAACGATCGATCCGCACGCAATCGCGTTCCGTCACTGCCGATATCATGAAGAAGGTGTGGTAGTGACAAACTGGTGGGAAAAGGGATACCCAGGTGGAAAGATGGTTGCGGTTCGCGGCTTCCCACGGCCGCTGTATCCGCCGGATGCCAAGTCAAAGGGCCATCAGCCCAGCGTAGACGGCAGCGATGTCGAAGGGTACAAGCGCACCGTTAGCAGGGCAGGACGCTGGGAGTGGCAGGCGTTCGATCAGGCGTTCAGCAACGGCTTCTCGCACGGCCTGGCTGGCGGTAACGTTCCCGATACCGGCATTGCTGGCATTCAGCGCCAAGGCGGTATCAGCCCGGATACCGGCTACGTTGGTGAGAAGACATTCAATCTGCTGCGTTCCATCATCATTCCTGAGGGACTGCCGCACGCGGGTGAGTACGCGATGGACGCGCGCAGCGTTGAGTTGGTCAACGCCGCATGGGATCGCTTCAAGGGCAAGGAGCCACCGCCGCCAACACAGTCAAGCGCAGCGCTGAAGCGTCTACAGAAAGCTACCACACAGATCGGCGTCAAGGAGTCGCCCGACAACTCGAACCAGTGCAAGTTCACCGAGTGGTACGGGATGATTGGTCCGTGGTGCGCGATGTTCGTGACCTGGAGCGATCAACTCAGTGGGTCACCGACGAGCAGCTTCAAGAAGGGCAGCCGCTACGCCTACGTCCCCTTCATCGTCACCGACGCGCGGCTCGGGGCGAACGGCCTTGCCCTCACTAGCAGTCCGAAGCCGGGCGACCTCGTCTGCTACGACTGGGGCTGGGACGGAGAGTTCGACCACATCGGCATCTTCGAATCCGGCAGCCCAAGTTCGTTCAAGGCGATCGAGGGCAACACGTCGAACTCGAACAACTCAAACGGTGGCGAGGTCATGCGCCGCACGCGTTCGAAGAGTGAAGCGGACATCTTGTTCGTGAGGGTGAGAGAACCCTGAGTGATTGCTCTGACCTGGTCATCGGCCATAGATTTGGCAGGAGCTCTCGCGAGTCTTTTGCTCTTGATTGTTCTGCTGGCAGTGATCCGCATTCTCTTCAGGGCCAGCAAGCAAGACACCAAACATTTTCGTGTCGGTATGTATATCGATCGTAACGGGAAGGATGAAGAGGAATGAATTTCCGGACGGCCACACTCGGCGAGTTTGCGATGGTGGGTATCTTCGTCGTTCTGCTACTCGGTCTCATCCACTTCTGGTCGTAGGAGGCAACATGGCAAAGAAAGGCACGAAGAAGGTCACCGGCGCCAAGAAGGGTGCCAGCAGCCACACGAACATGGCTGCGGTTCCCAACGCACCGAGGATGGCCCACAAGGGCAAGTAGATGCCGCCCGTAGGACGCCCACGCACGAGGACCAACCAGGGTTCTCGTGCGCCCACACAAGAACTAGGAGTACCCGACAACTACCTCGGTGGCAGAGGCGTTACGGGTCCCGCCATTGGCCTTGGCGCCTATGGCATGGGCCCGTGGCACATGTACATCGACGAGTGGGAGTACGTTCCGGAACTCCGCTGGCCACTCAACGTCTTCCTGTACGATCAGATGCGCACCGACTCACAGCTGGCTGCGTTGATGACCGGAACCATGTGGGGCATCACGCAGCTGCGCTACGTCATCGATCCCAACGGCTGCCCGTCGACACTGGTCAAGGAGATCAGCGAAGACCTGGGTGTGCCGGTCATGGGTGAGGATGAGCAACCACTCGGGCGCATGAAAGGTAAGTTCGTCCACTCTGCTCACATCAGACAGGCTATGCTGGCCGTTCTGTACGGTCACATGTACTTCAACATCGTGGGCAAGATCATCGACGGGAAGTGGCGGCTGACGAAACTGGCCCCACGCATGCCCCAGACCATTCGGCAGATCAACGTTGCCGATGATGGCGGGCTTGTCAGCATCCTACAGTGGGGACCAGCCGGAAATCTTGGTATGAGTTCGACCGGAGCACAGATGTATACAGAACTGTACCCAGAGATTCCGGTAGACAATCTCATCGGCTTCATTTTCGAGCGCGAGGGTGCTAGCTGGACCGGACGCTCGATGCTGCGCGATGTCTATCGAGACTGGATCGCCAAAGATAGGCTGATGCGCATTGAGATGATCAACCACGAACGTGCCGGCGGCGTTCCTTATGCGACGGGCGCACCCGGTATGACGGTTGATGAGATCACAGACCTTGATCAGATGATGCAGCAGTTCCGCATCGGCGATACCTCAGGCGGTGCTCTGCCTTCCGGGGCTGAGCTTCACATCGCCAAGGGTACGGGCAGTGACGTCGATCGCACCATCAAGCGAATTGACGAAAGCATGGCTCGCCGATTCCTGCTCATGCTGGTCAACCTGGCCCAGGGTGGTCAGCACGTAGGCTCCTATGCTCTTGGGGAGACCTTCGAAGATTTCTTCATCGTAGGGCAGCGTAACATCGCTGAGTGGTACTGCGACACGGTGACCGAACATCTGATCGAGAACATCGTGGACTGGAATTACGGTGAGGATACGAAGCTGACTCCCAGGTTGACTTGGGAGCGAAGCAGCGAGGACAGTCTTGGTACTGATCAGCTGTCGCAGCTTGTTCAGCGTGGTGTGATCTCGATGGACGATGAGACCGAGAACTGGGTACGCTACCGCTACCGCATGCCGCAGAAGACGGAGCCGCGTCCTGAGATCTCTCCTGGTGGTCCGCGCCAGCCATATGAACAGCAAGCGCAGCGTCAAGGTGCTGAGAGCGGGACAATCCCGGGCGACACACCTACAGTACAGACTGGAGCGCAAGCTGCGGGGGACTTGGGGTCGGGTGCTCCCTCCCTCCCGTCCCCCGCAGAAGTATCTGGCATCCGTAGATTGCTGAGGCGAAGATGAAGCTTCGCACCGTCAAGAATGTGACGATCATGGAGGCTGGGGTTCAGTACACCCTGAGCTCTGGCCCAGCGACGTTCACACCGGAAGACCTTGCCGACGCCGTTGTTGCGGCAAACGAGGATCCTTCGATCCCTACCCCACGCCTGAAGCTGGGGCACACCGATCCGCGTTACAACGACGATCAGCAGTTCGATGGTAACCCCGCTTTCGGCAGGGCTTCCAACCTTCGGCTCAACGAAAACGGCATGGAGGTCATCGCCGATTTCGTTGGAGTGCCGGAGTGGCTCGCAGAGATCATGCCCGCTGCGTTTCCTTCGCGAAGCATTGAGGGGCACTGGAACATCCCGAGCCATGCAGGCAAGCACTGGCGGTTTGTACTGACCGCTTGTTCACTCCTCGGCGTAACCTGGCCGGGGATCACGCAGCTGGATGATCTCCCGCTGCTTCAGCACATGTACGGCAGCGAGGTTCCTCCGGGTGTGGAGATCGCTCCGGAACTCGCGGGAGGTGATGCGATGAGGCTCTTCGCAAAGAGGAGCGCTGCTTCGGCGAATCTGGATGACATCCGTCGGGCATTTTACAACGACTTCGTCCCCAACCGGGATGAAGCCAACTGGTGGTGGGTCAGAGCAGTGATGACTGATCCGAACCAGCTGGTGGTCGAGGATGACGAGAGCGGTCAGCTGTTCATGATCGACTTCTTGTCTGATGGGAAAGGGTCGGTCAGCTTTGGCGAGCCGGATCCCGTTCGCATCGAGTACGTCCCTGATCAACGGGACGCGCAGAAAGCCGCGTCGGAGCACCTCGCGGCGGCGCTGGTCACAGGTAGGGAAGTTGTGGCCAGCTGGCCATCCCGGGTGGAATCTCGCCCGGAAGCAAAAGCAACAGGAGGTGTCATGGGCCCAAAGGAGGTCCGCGATGCACTCGGCCTGCCGGAGGATGCGTCCGAAGAGCAGGTTCACGAGGCACTCCTGGCCAAGGCTGGCATCACCGGCGAAACACCGCCGGATCCCACGCCTGCGCCGGAGATCACTCCCGTCGTAGAGCCGACTCCCGCCGTGGAGTTGACCCCTGCGCCGGAGAGGCAGCCGGTTGCCGCAAGCAACCTGCCGCCCGGTACGGTTCTCGTCGACGAGCAGACATGGGAGAGCATGCGCGCTGGGCTCGGCCGTGTCGACAAGATGGTCGAAGAGAACGACAAGTCCAAGCGAGAGACGTTGGTCATGGCCGCAATCGCGGACGGCCGCATCCCGCCTGCTCGCAAGGATCACTGGCTCACATATCTCGAGAAGGACATGGACGGCGGGGTAGAGGTTCTTTCTTCTCTCCAGCCCAACATCGTCCCGCTCGAGGAGCGTGGTCACGCTCGCACGGCTGACCTGGTTGACAACCAGGCTGTCGATGGCGATACCGTGACGCGCTGGTCTGAGCAGCTGTTCCCGGAAGTTCGCAACCGCAACGCGGCTCTGGCTTCCGGTCAGCCTGTCAAGCGAAGTCGCATCCAGGCGGATGCGGCAGGTCGGGGGTAGACAGCAATGCCTGCCAACGAATGCATCCCGTACTACGAAGGTCCGTACACGCAGACCCTCACCGTTCATGCCGGGTACGCAATCACCGGCAAGACGTTCGTGGGTCCGTTGACGGGATACCAGTCACAGGGTCCGGCTCTGGCCAACGATCCTCTGGCTGCGAACGACGGTGGCAACCTGATCGCAGCAGCCGCACCTGTGGCTGGCGGTCTGACGAGCGGCGTCGCAACGTGGGACGTCGGTACACCGGGCAAGGTCGTCCTTCTGCGCGGTGCCGGCACGATCGTTCCTGTTACGGCAGGAGCGGCTGTGGCTGTAGGCAACGAGTTGCAGGTTGATGGGACAGGGCGCGTCGTTCCGTTCACCACTGGCCGCAGGGTTGGCATCGCTCACAGCGTTGCTGCTGCTGCCGGAACGGACGTCGTCGTCGAACTCTATGCCGTGGGTATGGCATAAGGACCGGAGGAAAGGAGGAAAGAACATGAAAGAAACCGTGCTCCAGATCGACCATGGCTCTCGGGTCAGTTACAGCCCCGATACCATGGACAGCCTGGTCGCGGCAGGACGCATGGACCCGGAATTTGTGCGGGAGGACATCCGCGCGATTCTCCGTGGTCTGGCACCTGTTCGTGCTCGGTTCGAGCCTGCTGGTACACCTCCGGTCGCAGCTGCGCCGTATCCCGGCGCTGTGGTGAACCCTCTGGGTCCGCCGACGATTGCCGGGACGGTGTTCTCGATCGACATCGCGTTGCAGAACCCGACTCGAGTGATCACGCCGATGATCCTGGACCTGACGATTCAGCGGTTCTTCGTAGACCGCGTGTTTACGTCAGCTGGCGGGGTCACCGGCGGAGCGGTCATCTACGACGTGGTGGTCTACCCCGATCTGTACGCTGACAGAGACATTCAGCGTGTAGAGCCGGGTTCGGAATTCCCCGAGATCGCATTCAGTCGGCGCGCTCCGGCAGCTGCGATCGTGGAGAAGTGGGGCGGCAAATTCCGCTTCACGGATGAAGCGCGTGACCGCAACCAGGTGACAGAGTTCACCAAGGCCATGCGTCAGCTGGCGAACACGATCGTACGCAAGATCAACCAGCGTGGCGTCCAGACACTGGAGGCTTTCATCACGTCGACCGCACGGACGTTCGTCGGCGTCTCCTGGGGAAGCGTCAACACGACATATGCCGCAGGGTCCAACTGGCCTCTGTTCCCGGCACGAGACTTCGCCAAGGCGGATCTCATCGCGGAGCAGGACGAGATGGACATGGACTACAACCTGTGGATCCTCAACCCGAACGAGATGTTCAACCTGGAGGGGATCTACGGGGACAAGCTCGGAGCACTCCTCGACTCGTACGATATCGACATCTTCGTGACCAATCGTCAGACCGCAGGCCAGGCCTACGCGCTGGCGGAAGGGCAGGTCGGTGAGATGCGTGTCGAGCAGCCGCTCACCACGGAGACGTGGCGCGATCCGAACGGTAAGCAGCAGACGTGGGTGCAGTCAAGCGTGCGTCCGCTGTGGTTCGCCAACAACGCCTTCGCAGTCCTGAAGGTCACCGGTCTCACATAGGAGGTGGGAAATGCCTGAAGTCATGATCAAGGTCCGCCTCTTCACATGGTTCCAGGACAATGCCTCAGCGGCAAATCCTGACGAGACCGTCCGCATGGAGAAGATCTCCGTGCTGGGTGAAGTGGTTGACATCGACGACGATGCCTCGTACCAGCGTGGGCAGGATCTCGATGCCTTCTTCACGGACGAAGAGCGGCAGCAGGTCGAAGACGGAACGTACACCGGCCCAGGGTACCAGGGCGTCTACGCCTTCCTGGGGCACAATCCTCCGGAGTCAGTGGTTGAGCCCCTGGAGGGAGAAGGCACGTCCGGCATGACCACCGAAGAGATGGCTGATCACATCAAGTCCAACAGGCTCACCGTCGAGGAGACGGTAGCACTCGCGGGCGACGATGCGGACAGCATCAACAAGGTGCTTGACGCCGAAAACATCGCGACCGACAACGACCCCCGCAAGGGAGTCGAAGCGGCGCTCGAAGCGAAGCTCGCGGCTGCTCAGTCGTAGGAGGTGAGGGGTGCCGGCATCGGATTACACACCAACTCTTGACCAGGTGGCAGCGCACATCATGGCCAGAACGGTCAACCAGTATGGCGTCCGCCAAGGCACCTTCACTCCTGACACCACACCAACTGATACGGAAGCCACAGCCATCATCGCTGAGACCATGAATGAGATCGCAGACATCGTCGGCGACGATATCCCTGACTTCTTCTGGGATGACGCCTCTAGCGTGGCTGCGATCAAGGTGGCTTCCCAGATCGAGCTTTCCTTCTACCCAGAACAGGTACAGACCAACCGCAGCCCGTACGACAGGCTGTTGGCGAAGTACGAAGAGGCCATGGTCAATCTCGCCAAGCAGGTAGCTGGTGCAGACGACAGCAGCACTGGTGCCGTCGTCTCAGGGCCGTCGGCCACCCCGCAGTGGTCATACCCGCAGGATGGCGGCTGGCTAAGCAGGGTGTGGTGATGGAGTATTTCCTGGAAGCATTCGGGTTCAAGGAGATGCAGACACGCTTCACGAGAATGGGCATGGCTGCCATCGACGCAGAGCCGGCAATGGTCACGATCCTACACCGGATGATGGAAATCATCGACGCGACATTCGAGAGTCAGGGTAGGCGTGGCGGCGGCTCCTGGAAACATGACACACAGGAATGGCTCGAAAGGAAGCAGCGTCTTGGTCTTGACCCCCGCATCGGACATGCTACGCTCGCGTTGCGGAACTCTCTGACCAAAGAGGGTGAACCGGGTGGGGATCACGAGACAGGGCCGAACTTCGCAAGGGTCGGGTCATTCTTGCCGTACGCAGAAACGCAGCAGTACAATCGCCCGTTCATCAAGCTCATGAAAAGTGATCGGGCGGAACTACGTGACATCGTTCGTCGGTATCTGATCGCAGCCTGGAGGACGGCGGTATGAGCTCTCTCTTCGACACCATCATGGTTGCCGATGACCTTGAGAGTGCTGTCGTGTCAAACCTCGAGGACTGGTTCCCGGTCTACATCAGAGAGATTGAGCTTCAGTCTCCTGCTGCTCCTGACCCAAGGAACATCCCCGCTGACTCCCTGCCCCTGCCGCGCTCGTACCTAACGGCAGATCAGATCGATAGGGACGCAGCAAATCAGCTACCGAGCATCGTGGTTGTCAGCCCTGGCTTGAGTAGTAGGGCTGCCCCACAACAGGAAGGTGACGGTTCCTTCAACGTTGCCTTCAGCATCGCGGTGGGTGTCTTCGTTTCTTCAGATACACGGAAGCATACCATCCGCCTTGTGAGGCTGTACACGGCTATCGTCCGCGCGATCATGATCCAGAAGCAATCCCTGGGCGGAATGGGCGCAGGTACTTACTGGCTCGATGAAAGCTACGATGACAGCTTCACCTTCATGGACGATCAGACCATCAGCGCCGGACAGGTCATCTTTGAGATCTGGGTCGGTCAGGTACTCAACCGCTACGGTGGACCAAATCCGCCGCCTGATCCTGCTACCCAGCCGGGCAGCAACTGGCCAGAGGCTGAGACTGTGATCGTAGAAGTAATGCCCAAGGAGAGCTAGATGACGGAATACAAGCACGTCGGCAAGCATGCCGAAGAGCTCGCTGGGGGAGTGATGCTGGGTCCCGGCGAGACGACAGACCTGAGTGGTGAGCAGGAAAAGGAGAACGAGAGACTCATCAAGGATGGCATCCTCGTTCCTGCGGGCAGCCAGAAGACTGGCTCCAAGAAGAAGGAGGAGACGTCGAGTGAGTAGCACGGCCCTACGGCCTGGCACTCAGGTCATCGTCAAGACGACTCCGAATCCACGAGGCGTCCAGGTTGGCACGGGGATCTGGTACATTGCCGGACTCACCGATGCCGGCCCGGTAGGAGAAGTGATCTACATCAACAGCACGGATGATGCGGATCTACTTCTCGGTGGAAGAGTCGCCTACTCAACCCTGTGGGACGCGCTCGACGCGTACTTCAGGGAAGGTGGGTCAACTGCTGTTGTCAGCCGCGTCGTTGGTCCGGCGTCTGTCACGGCAACTCTGGTCCTACACGACAACGCAGCGGCACCGTCTCTCGACGTTTCCGGTCTTGGGCCTGGTGCCTACTACGACAACATTCACGTAGCGGTCCTGGCGGGTCTCGCGTCAGGTTACCGTTTGCAGGTCACGGACCAGAACAGCAACATCCTCGAGACCTCAGCCGATCTTCAGTCACAGACAGACGCTGTGGCCTGGGGACAATTCTCCAACTACATCTCGATCGCGCTCGGCACCTCAACGCTTCCTCCGGCTGTCGCAGCGCCAGCGCCGCTGGCCGGTGGGGTTGATGACCGTGCGAACATCACCGACGCGCAGTGGTTGAGTGCTCTGAACGCGCTGGGCAGTGATGCTGGTCCTGGTCAGGTCTCTTGCCCGGGAGCAACGTCAGCAATTCGCCACCAGCAGTTGCTCGACCACGCTGCCGCCAACAACCGGGTTGCTCTTCTGGACCTGCCCGACTCAGGGTCGGCGGCAACGCTTCTGTCGGCGACGGCTACCGATGGGTTCAGTCACTACGGTGCGGCGTTTGCACCGTGGATGGTCTGTCCAGGCGTGGTGTCAGGCACGACCCGTACTATCCCGCCCAGCCCGTTTGTGGCCGGCAGGATCTGTAAGGTGGACCCGGAGTACGGTGCGGGTACACCGGCAGCAGGAGCGAAGGGCATCCTGGTGTTCCCGACGGCTCTCAGCCAGCCCGGCTGGGACGATGTCACCCGGGATCAGCTGAACACCGGCCGCGTCAACGTCATCCGTCAGTTCGGGAACAGCTTCCGGATCTACGGCTGGCGCTCCTACGCGGATCCGGTCAACGATCCGGACTGGGTCAACCTCGGGGTGCCACGTGTCATCATGTCCATCGTGAGTGACGCCAGTGACATTTCGGAGTTGTACGTCTTCTCGGTCCTGGATGGAACGGGGCATACGATCGCGGCATTCGGCGGCGCACTGGCTGGCGCAGTTCTGGCGTACTACACGTCAGGCCTGCTCTACGGTAGCTCTCCGACGGATGCGTTCAACGTGGATGTCGGCCCGACAGTCAACACACCGGCGAGCCTGGCCAACAACGAGCTCCGGGCAGAGATCTCTGTTCGGTGTTCACCTGATGCGGAGCTCGTCACGATCACCATCGTGAACGTTCCGATCACGGAGGCGGTGGCACCATGAGTAGCGTCAACCTCCACCCGACCCGTCAGGATACCTGGCTCATCAGCGTTCACATCGAGGACGTGAACAGCGGGAACATCCTCGACTACGGCACCTGGGACAAGATGACAGGTGGCGTCAAGCAGGCGTCAGCAACCACCTACAGGCCCGGTGGCATGCAGCCGCCGATCTCCTTGGGTGGCGTACCTGTGGTGACCAACGTTGTCGTCTCGCGTAACGCCAGGATGGTACGTGACCTGCAGAACGTACAGCAGTTGCTCGATGGCGTCGGCAAGGCAGCCATGTCCGTCACGCGCACGCCGTTGGACTTCGACGGTCACCCGCTGCCTGGGGTGCCCGGTACGGTCTACAACGGTACGCTCGATCGTGTCACACTTCCGGATATCGACTCGGAAGGTACAGCGGCGGCACTTCTCGAATTCGAGATGGTCGTCGATGGCTATCCGTCTCATACATAGACGGTGGCCGCAATGGGAGGGAGCACAGAATGACCGATAGCGAATACGAGGTTGCCCCGACTCCGGTCGAGGAAGCCGTTGAGGAAGAGGAGCAGCCGGACAGCTTGCTGGAGCAGCTGGCGGCCAAGCGTCGTGAGATCTCTGAGACGCGGGAAACAAACGTCCCGGTCCCTGGCTATGACGTAGAACCGCCACTGCTCCTGATCCGGTACAAACTGCTCGACGGTCAAGACCTCACCAGGATCGGTGAGAAGATTCGCCGGCAAAGCAAGGAGCGGTGGGTTCGCGCCCTGAATGCAGCCATCGATACTTTCGTTGCTGCCTGCGTTGGCTTCTACGTTGACATGGGGGACGGCGAGCCTGTACCGCTCACCTATCACGGTGAGCACATCAAAGGCTTCACGCTGGAGCTCGCTGATGCTCTACAGTTCAGGAGTGAACTGCCGGACCCGCCATCGACGCGCAGCATCGTGCTGGCTCTCTTTGCCAACAACGATGTTGCAATCACCCAGCATTCGTTCATGTTGAACCGCTGGTTCCAGAACACGTCCGTTGATGTCAACCAGGAGTTGCTGGAGGGAAACCTCTAAGGCACGACGAGATCGCCGCTGCCGCTGAGATAGCAATCATGCTAGGATACGGAGCCGCTCAACAGTTCTTGCGCGCCAAGACCACAGATGAGCGGAGCATGATACAGGCCTTGTCTCATGCGGCTAGAGAGGTTGAACGCCAACACGATCTTGAGCGTGCCAACCAGATAGCCAACCAGGTAGGGAAGCTCTTCGGCTGATGGCGGGCGAAAACGTCCAAGAAGTCCTGGTCATCGCTAAGCTGGCGGGGACCAATGCATTCCTGAGGGACAACGAGAAGCTCGTCGGCGCGAACATGCAGCTGGCAGCCTCTACGAGAGAAGCCGGTCTCGCTATGGAGGAGACCGGCAAGCGTGGTCTGATCATGACCCAGATGATGTACACGCTGCGGCGCGGTGTGTACTTCGGAACTCTGGCTCTTGTCGGCTTCGGGGTTGAAGCCCTTAAGATGGGCTACAATTTCGACACCGCGATGCAGACAGCGACTGTAGCTCTGCGTCCGTTCTTCAATAGCACACAAGCGCTGAACCGTTCTCTGAATCAGCTCTGGACCATCGCGAAGTATTCGCCGTTCCAGATCAAGGACATGACGCTGGCGTTCCGAGCGATGTACCCGGCGTTCAGACAGCTGGGTATATCGGCAGATGATACGGTCGGCACCATCAAAGCCCTGGTTGATGCGCTGGCGGTCTCCGGTAAGACCACTCCGGCTTCTCTGAACCGTGTGAGCGTTGCGCTTCAGCACATGGCCTTTCTGGGGCACGTGACAGGGCAGACCGTTAACCAGCTCGCGCGTGACGGTATCCCGATCTTCAACATCTTGACCAAGGAGCTCGGTCTAACCGGAGACCAGATCCACCGCATCGGAACGCTGGGCATCCCCTCGATGGTTTTGCTGAAGGCTTTCCGGCAATACATCGAGACGACACCCGGTTACATGAACGCTGCCTATCGGCAGTCAACCCAGACCCTACACGGTCTCTTCACCACGTTCAAGGACAACATCTCGCGTTTGTTCGGCGCGCTAGAGATGGGCGGCTTCGGCAGCGTACAGCAGGCGTTCAAAAGGCTAGATGACTTCTTCAATGGATTCTTCGCCAAGTTCCCGGGGCGCTCTGTTACGATACACCAGTTTGTACAGTATGCGTTTGGCTCGAGTGCTGCTACGCTGGTTGATCACTTCGTAGAGAGCCTGAAGCTTCTGGTGAGCATCCTTGAGAATCTAGCGAAACAGATCATTCACAACAAGCTGTTGTGGGGAACGTTCTACTTGTTGCTGGCTCTTCTTGTGCCGCTCTTGAAGCTGGTCAACTGGTTCGTGAAAGATTTTGGGTTCTTGCTCTACATCTTGATCCCGCTGCTGATTGCCTGGAAGATCCAGCAGATGTACGTGAACCTCATGATTCAGCGGGCGATCTTCTACGAGGCGGCACAGAAGATCGCTACCAAAGAGCTCACCATCTGGCAGGTGCTACTCAACAAAGAGCTCTTCACGTACAAGATTGTGATGTGGGCGGTTACGGGCGCTCAGAAAGCGTACAATGCTGCCCTGATCTTCTACACGGCCATCAGCACAGGCGTTGCGAGAAACGCCAACGGGACCTTCCGTGCCTTCACGCTGCTTGAGACAATCACCCTCAAACTCAAGTATGCCTTCCTCGCTCTGATGCGCGGAGAGTTTGTCCTGTTCTGGGGTGAACTGACTACTGCGATCGGCTTGGCCAGAAAGGCTCTCGTAGATTTGGCCACCACGCTCTGGGAGAGAGTGGTCCCTGCAGAGGTAGCGGCATGGATCGCCGGGCTTGGCCCGATAGCTTGGATCATCGCTGCGGTCGTGGCGCTGATAGCAGTACTGGTCGTCCTGTACTTCAAGTGGAAAGCGTTCCACGATCTAGTCAACGCCACAGTCAAGTTCCTGTGGGACCACCCGATCTTGCTTGTCCTTGTCCCGATCGTTGGCTGGATCGTTTTCATCATCAGGATGCTCTGGTACTTCAAGGCTCAGTGGAAGGAAGTCTGGGACTTCATCGCTGACCAGGCCGAGAAGGTCTGGCACAAGATCACGCAGCAGTGGACATCTTTGAAGCACGACTTCAACGATCTTGTGCAGTTCATCAAGGACGTCTGGGGCAGTCTGGAGCCTGCTCTCATCTGGCCGTTCAAAGAAATGTGGCGTCGCATCTCGCCGATTATCAACTGGATCGTCAGCAAGCTCAGCTGGGTCGGACACCATCTTGGCTGGCTCGGCCACATCCCAGGAGAGCACTTTGTCGGCAAGTACCTGCTCGGCCTTGCAGATGGTGGGACAATGCGGCAGCCCGGTATGGCGCTAGTAGGCGAGCGCGGTCCGGAACTACTGCTGCTGCCGGGAGGGGCCACCGTGCTGCCGCTTCCCGCCAATACGGTCAACGCAAATCTGGGCGGTGGGCATGCAACTGCTGATCCTCTCAAGCGTGACTTCAGGGCTGGTTACTTTGCAGCCCAGGATGTAGCTCCGGATAGGCCACTGGTCATTCAACTGATGCTGGACAAGAAGGTGCTCGAGGAGGTGACTGTGACCAGCCTGAACAAGAGGGTGGCGAGACGCTGATGGCAACGAAGAAGCCCCACAAGAAAGCCAAGAAAGTTCCGCCCATCAAGAAGCTGCCCGTCGCTCCGTATCATATCAAATTCACAGCACCGGGTTTCAGCGATGTGACCGTACTCTTGGACGAGACACCCATTCAGGTCAGCAGTGGCTATGGCGGCTGGACCGTAACCTCGCGCCTACGTCGCACCGGCCTGACGATGTGGACCGGCAAGGATCCTTTGCGCATGTCAGTTCCCATACTCTTTGATGGGTATCTCACAGACACCAGTCAAGAGATCCCCATCAGTCGTCTGAGCCGCATGGGGCTGCCGCCGACGAAAGGTATTAGCGGCGGAGACCCGACGATCGTGCAGATTTCCGGCAACGCTGTGCCGCCAGCCGGGCCAAAGAACTGGGTGATCGAGAACATCGCGTGGGGGACCAACGTTGTCTGGGACACCGACCAGAATGGCGCGCTCTCGAGGATGCGGCAGGATGCTGTGGTCAACTTGCTCCAGTACGTGGCCGACGACCTGGTGGCTTTCTCGCGGATCCCCGTTGGGCAGGCTAGTGGGAATCCTTCTAAGCCCGGCACCAAGGGTTACCAGAAGAGCGTCCGGCTCAAGAAGGGTGAGACCCTGAGGCAGCTTGCCAACCGTGTCTACAAGAGCCCCAAGCCCAACGATTACAGGCTGATCACTGCCGCCAACGGTATCCGCGATCCTAGGTCAGTCAAGCCTGGTACGCTACTGAGGATCCCCAAGAAGTAATGCCGACGACAATCAAGCCCACTACACCTACCGCTCGCGAGAAGCTCACGCCGTCCGTTCTGCGGCAGACGCAGCTAGAGCTCATGGGCGAGGATGTGGATCTCACGAGGTTCTACCTCAAGATGACCACTAGGAAGCAGGGCTTCAATGCCGTTGAGGCAATCTCCGATATCCAGATCGAGCGTACCATTCAGGGTGCGTCAACGGTAACGGTGACGGTAGAGGACAGAGAGGGCATTCTGCTCAACTCAGGACAGCTGGCTGCTAGGAACGACGTTGAGATCGATGGGTTGTTTTTCAGGCTTGTGTCTATCGCCAAGAGTGGACAGGAACTGACGCTGACCTTCGAGGATCGTGAGGTCTCCCTGCTCCGCACCTACGCCAAGCCCATCAAGCAGTCGCTGGCCACGGCCCGCACCCGGATCACCCGCGCGCAATTCGTGCTGCGCATGATCCGTGAGGTGAAGGAAGAGAAGATCGCCTGGGTCATCCCGGAGCTCACCCAGCGGCAGGCCATTGATACAGCCGCCAAGCTACCGCCGGACCAGGTCAACTTCACGCAGAAGGGTGCGGGTATACCGGCAGGCACCTTCGCCACGGTCAAGAATGTTCAGATGTCTGCGGCGCAGCGTAAGAACGCCAACACTATCTGCCAGGTTGGCCTCTCGATGCACCTACCGCGTGAGTATCTGGTCATGGCGATCATGTGCGCTACGCAGGAGAGCTCGATCAACAACCTCAAAGCGGCAACGGATCCCAACGCCTACAACTTCCTGGGTGTTGATCCCAACGGTAATCCTGTCGGTTGCTTCCAGCAAATCAAGAAGTGGGGATGGCCCGCGTCGCGAGACGTGGCCAAGGATGCTGCCGCATTCTACCAGCACCTCATCCCGGTCGTACAGAAGAATCCCACTCAAGCCTACGAGGATTCAATTGAGGCCGTACAGCGTTCCGGCAACCCCACAGGCTACGGGCAGTGGCGGGATGAGGCAGAGCGCACGGTCACAGCCTTCGGCGTCACCACCGGGCCGTCTACCTTGGCCAACTCACAGTGGCGCGCTAACACAGCTTCCCCTACCTATGAGTTCTACCGTGGTCTGCCGCCTTCGGGCAAGGTCCGCAAGCAGAAGTATGGTGGGCGCTGGGGACCAGAGAACAGCTGGGACTGCATTCAGCGGCTGGCGCAAGAGGTACAGTGGCGCGCTTTCTTCGTGAGCGGCACCTTCTACTTCATCTCAGAGGACGACCTGTTCAAGAGCCAGCCCATCGCGATCATCGACGAATTCACCGCAGGCGTTGACTCAATAGACGGCGACTACGATGAGGGCAGCAAGGTGGCAACGCTGACCGTCAATTGCCGCATCAAGCGCTGGGCAGCACCGCCTGGGTCAGTCATCGAAGTTAGGAACATGGGCCCTTGGAATGGACGCTGGCTGGTGAACGACGTGACGCGTTCTGCGTTCAGTACGTCTGGGCAGATCACACTCAAGAAGCCGCTGCCTAGGCTGCCGGAGCCGTCCCAGAGCAACCTGGTCAGCAGCCAGACAAACTCCCAGACGTGGCATCTTGCTCAGACGCCCTCGGGTGTCCCGGGACAGGCTTTCATCCCCAACACCAACAAGACCGGCATTCAGTCTATCGACAAGGCTTACGAGGAAGCCCTACAGATCAACGCACAGAAGCTTCCGTACGTATGGGGCGGTGGTCACGCTTCCGCAGGGACGCCGGACGGTGGACACCTGGGCGGGCCTGGCGGCGGCATCGGTCTCACAGGCTACGACTGCTCTGGCGGAACTGGCGCTGTGCTGGCTGCTGGCGGTATGGGCTACAACTGGGGAGGTTACATCCCTGGTTCTACCGACATGGAATCTTGGGGCGCTGCTGGTCCCGGGAAATACATGACCGTCTACGCCAACAGCGTACATGTGTTCATCGTATTCACGATCCCGCCCAACAAGGCGCAGCACTTCGGCACCGGGCAATGGGGCGGCAACAAGACTTGGAGTGGGCCAGGATTCCAGGCTGAGCTACATCCGACTGCGGGCTTCGTCGCGCGCCACTGGCCGGGCACCTGATGGACTTTCGCGACACCCTAGAAGAGCATCAAGACCAGGCACCGCTGTGGTACGGCATCGTGGCCAAGGCTGTTACAGACTTTGACCAGGAAGTCTCGGTCATCATCCCGGCATTTGACACTCAGCTGGAGTGGGGACCGTGCCGCTGGAACCGCAGGGTTGATACGCTGCCCAACCGGGGCGACCAGTGTATCATCGGATTTGATGATGAGCGCAATCCCTGGGTTATGGCGTGGTGGCCCATCGCCGGAGACACCGACATTCCCACCGGAGGCTCGGTCTCCTATACTGGGCACTGGTCCTTTCAGGCAGGCACCGGGGCACCTGCGACGGGACGTATCAATATTGATACGACAGCCTGGTCTACCGCAACACACATTCTCGTCAACAAAATTGATACAGCGGGCACCGATGTGTCGCGGATGCTTGAGACGATCAATGTTGGGGATGATGTTGAACTACAGACGGCAGCCAACTCTGGTAACTGGGGCCGTTACAACATTTCGGCACTCCCGACCGACAACGGTACGTATCTGTCGTTCCCTGTCACCTACACCGATGGTGCCGGGACAATTCCCGGCAACAACGCAGACACAGTACTCACGCTGATCACGCAGGGTGCCGTAGCGGGGCCACCTGGTCCCACTGGACCCGCTGGTCCCGCCGGACCGCCCGGACCCGCAGGCCCGACCGGATCAACGGGTGCAATCGGACCACCCGGCGCCACCGGACCCGCCGGACCTACTGGGCCAGCCAGTACGGTTCCCGGCCCAGCCGGTCCTACGGGCCCAGCCGGTCCTACTGGCGCCACAGGCTCTCAAGGACCCGCAGGCCCAACTGGTCCCCAAGGCACAGCGGGTGAAGGATGGTACACCGGCTCGGGCGCTCCGGCAGCTGGTCTGGGTGCTGTCAACGACTGGTACCTGGACAACGCATCGGGTAACTTCTACGAGAAGACATCCGCCAGTAACTGGACCCAACGCGGCAACCTACAGGGTCCCATGGGAGCTACAGGACCAGCAGGTGCTACTGGTTCCCAGGGTCCGATCGGCCCAGCAGGTCCAACTGGCCCGACGGGAGCAACGGGTGCGCAAGGCCCAAAGGGTGATACAGGTGCCACAGGCCTGACAGGTCCGATAGGTCCCGCAGGTCCTACCGGCCCAACTGGTCCGGCCAGCACTGTCCCGGGCCCAGCGGGTCCGACAGGCCCAACAGGTGCCACAGGTTCCCAAGGTCCGCAAGGACCCACTGGTCTTACAGGTGCGACTGGGCCTGCCGGTGCTACAGGCGCAACAGGTCCGGCTGGTCCTACCGGCGCGGCCGGTGTGATGGCAGTATATGATCAGGCAGCCGAGCCTGTAGGCGCACCGCTGGGTGCCATCTGGATCACGCAGGATGCGCCGCCTGTTTCCGTCGGAATCAAGCCGGTCCACTACGACGACCTGGTATGAGCGAAATAGTCGATCCCCGTGCCACGATTGACCCGCCGCGTGCGATTCGCGTCAAGACCTCCACGGGCTGGGCAGATCTCGTCATAGAAGGGCCAGCAGGCGCAGCCGGTCCGGCAGGAGCTACGGGTCCAGCAGGACCCGCAGGCGCAGCAGGGCCAGCAGGTCCCGGTGTGCCGGTAGGCGGTGCGGCCGGCACGGTACTCACCAAGAACACCCCAACCAACTACGACACACTCTGGGCGGCTGCCGCTCCTGCGACTGACTTGGTGTACGAAGGTGACTACGTTGCCGGTAGCTACACGGATGGTGACATCGTTATCTACCAGGGTGTCAGCTACATGGCGGTGCGCCCGACCAGCAACCCGCCGACGCCGTGGCCACAGCAGGGTGGCCTCGCGATTCCACAAAGCGCACTTGTCCCGATCGCAGACATCAAGCTTGCGACGTCGCAGACGACGATCGACATTCCGGGCATCCCGCAAGGCTTCGCGCACCTGCACATGCTCGTCTCGGCACGCGACACGGCCGCCACCGCCGAGATACTCGGCATGCAGTTCAATGGCGACGCAGGGACGAACTACAACTACGAAGTGTCGACTGCGGCGGCGACGACACAAACGAACGCAGAGACACTCAACGGCACATACGGGCGCATCGGACGGTTTCCGGGAACCAATGCGCCCGTCGGCGCGTTCAGCTCGAACGTCGTCGACATCAACGACTATACGAACGCGACGAATCACAAAACCGTCACTGCTCGCACCGCGTCGCGCGAAGGCACGGGGTCGGGCAGCATCACGGTCGAGAGTAATTCGTTTTCATGGTCGCCCGCCACGCCCGTCCCCGTTACGCGGATCACGCTCACAACGTCAGGCTTCCAGTTCGCGGCGGGGACGCGTGTCACGTTGTATGGCGTTCTCGGCACGTTGCAGTCGTCGATCGCGGCGCTGACAATTCCCGTCGCTGCCACGACACTCCCGGTGTCGCCGTCAGACGGCCAGCAGGCAATCCTTGTTGACAACACTGCAGCGCCAACGTACTCATGGCTCTTGCAGTGGAGCGCGACCGCGTCGCGCTGGCTGTTCATCGGCGGTGCGCCCGGTTTTTCCGAAGTGATCCCTCTCGACTCGACGGCTGTTCAGACTTATGGCAACTTGACGAACGTCGGACCTCAGTTCACATGCCCGCGTGCAGGATTGTATGAAGTAAGTTGGGGTATGCAAGGTGATCCTAATGGTGTCGCCGGAAACCAGGCATTGATGACGATCAAGGTCGGCGCAGCTGCCGCGACCGACGCGAACATCGTCACGTCACGTAGCTCAGACCTGGAGTCGGTCGCACGTACGAGCCGCTTCACGATCGTCAATCCCGGCGACGCTCTGCTTGCGCAATACCGCGCGACGGGCGGCACCGTACGCTTCCAGATGCGCTGGCTCAATGTCAAGCCGGTGTACGTGACATGAGCGGCGTCGACGATCTTCTCGCGCCACGTGCGACGCCGCCACCTGCGTCGACAGATTGGGTTCCGATATGGAATCTCGGCGCACCCGCAGGCGTACCGACAGGTGCACTCGTGCCAATCGCGGACATTGTTCTCTCATCGTCGCAGCCGTCGATCGACCTGCTGAACATCCCGCAGACCTTCTCGCATCTGATGCTCAAGATCGTCTGCCGCAGTGACGCACCCTCCGGGAACACGACGCTGCTGCTGCGCTTCAACGGCGACAGCGGCGCGAACTACGACCGCGAACTTCTGTTCGCGAGTGCTGCCGCTACCGGCGCGCAGGAGCAGCTTGGGGCGACGAGCATGGACGTCGGCTGGGGATCGATCATCCCGACCGCCAGTGCTCCTGCCGGGAGATACGCGATGTTCGACGTCAGCATCCCTTCGTACGTCAGTGCGCTTGTCAGCAAAACGGTGCGCGCCGTTGGCGGCAATAGCTTCTCGACCGCGTCAGGCGCGACGTACGTGTCCGACTACTTCGGGTTTTGGCGCAGCACCGCGCCGATCAACCGCATCACGCTGACACTCGGCGCGGGCAACCTCGTCGCCGGTACGCAAGTGACGCTGTACGGGATGCTCGGCACGTTGCCAACGACAGTTGCGCCGCCTGTCACTGCAGCTGTGCCCGCAACGACGCTCCCTGGATCACCTGTTGACGGGCAGCAGGCGATCCTCGTTGACTCGACGAGCGCGCCGACCTTCTCGTGGCTGCTACAATGGAGCGCTGTTGCAGCCAAATGGATCGCGATCGGTCCGGGCACGCCGCTTGGGAATGAATTGCTAACTAGCAATGCTCTTGCCAACGCGGGCACTACCGCTTATGTAGCATTGCCAACTGCTACGCCTACGATTACAATTCCACGATCAGGAAGATACGACCTCACATTTGGGGCTCAGTTGCAGGGCGGCGCAGTTAACGTCGCTCTCAACAGTGCAAACCTGACTCCGAATGATGCAGACAGTCTCTCAGTTTCTCAATCTACTGGTATGTTTGCCTATTGTTCGCGTACCCTATACAATAGACAATGTGCAGCGGGAGACGTAGTTACGCTTCGTTACAAGGGCAACCTCTCGGGGTGGGCCATCCCCAACTGCTCAATCGCCGCTATCCCGATCTGGGTGACATAGGAGGCTCAATGGCAACTACTGTGATCCCGCACTTCGACATGCCGTTCCGGCTCAGCCCTGACCACCCGGCAGAGGTTGAGCAGGATTCAATCGAGGACGTCACCAACTGCGTTGAGTGTATCGTCCGCACGACCGTAGGGTCTCGGCCAGAGCTACCGGACTTTGGCATCGAAGACCTGACCTTTGATACACAGCCTCTGCCGACGGCAGATCAGATGGTAGCTGTCGCGCAACAAGAGCCGCGTGTGGCCACGGCCTGGGAGCAGGAGCCAGACCCGGCTGACTCCCTGGTGGCTAACGTCCTCATCAAGGTTGCGGAAGTTGAGGTGATGACCTAGTGTCAGACATCTACATCGAACTGCCGATCGATACCGATCCGGAAGACGTACTAGCAGACGCCTACGCTCAGCTTCAGGACATGATCCCAGGCTGGCAGCCTGCCTCCGGGAACCTAGACGTCTGGATCCTCATGGCTATCTCGGCGACCGCAGCCGAGTCCCGCGAAGTTGTGAGCACAGTCTCCAAGTCGATCTTCCGCTGGTACGGTAACAGCCTCGTCAACATCCCGCCTGTAGACGCTGCGCCTGCCTATGCTACAACTACCTGGACCGTCGTAGACGCCAACGGATACTTCATCCCTGGCGGTACGCAGGTAGGAATCTCCGATCCCGACACCGGCGAAGTTATCCCGTTTGAGACGCAGGCTGACTACACCGTACCACCCGGTGTAACCATGACCCCTGCCGGTGACATTCAGATCATCGCCACAGACCCAGGAGCAGACGGGAACAGTCTGGGGCCAGACGTTGAACTGATTGATCCCCTGAACTTCGTGACCAGCATCGTCACGGTAGCGCCCACCTCAGGCGGGCAGGATGCTGAGTCGGATGACGACTATCTGAATAGGCTGACGGCTGAATTGCAATTGATGGCACCGCGTCCTATTCTGCCGAACGACTTCGCAGTCTTCGCTCGCGATATCCCTGGTGCCTGGCGTGCGCTGGCCATCGACCTGTACAACCCTGGCCCGCCTCCAACAACGAACACACCGCGCTGCGTAACGATCATTGCGGTTGATCAGAACGGCCAGCCCGTATCGTCAACCGTCAAGGCAGCGATCGATGCAGACCTACAGGCTCGGCGTGAGGTCAACTTCCTGGTGTTCGAGGCTGACGCCACTCTCACACAAATCGACGTGACCTATACGGCTGTGGCCCTGGCAGGGTATGATAAGCCCACCCTGATGGGCAGCATCAATACAGCGCTACAGAGTTACCTCAGCCCGGCGACATGGGGAACGTTGCAGAATGACACTCGAGCCTGGCGCCAGATCACCGTGGTGCGGTATCTGGAGATCGCCCAAGTCATCAACGACACGAACGGCGTAGACTACATCTCTACGCTTACACTAGGAATTCACGGCGGTAGCATGGCCTCGTCTGATGTCAATCTTCCTGGGCTCGCACCGCTGCCCGAGTACGGGACGATCACAGGTACTGTGAACTGATGGCGGAACCTACGCTTGAGAGTTTCGCGCAGGCACTGTACGACTCTCTAGAGCCGATGCAGTACGCTGAGGTGGACACGGACTACGCGCTCGCCAAGTATCTGGCGGGCATCGGCGCAGAGTTCCAGATCACAGAGGATGCCGGCCGTGACCAAGGGGATGTTCCTGGCTGGGCCAACATGCTGGACCCGGATCTGTGCCCGAGCTACGCGCTGGGTTGGCTGGCACAGTTCGCAGGCGTCATGCTGGACCCTGCGCTTGATGACGCCGACCAGCGTGCACGCATCAAATCTGCGGATGGCTGGAAGCGCGGCACCGTCGCGGCGATGAAGGGTGCGGTCAAGGCATACCTAACCGGCACCCAGACGTTCGCATTCCGGGAACGGTTCGATGTCAACAACCCCAGCATCGACTCACCGTACTACATGGACATCGTGACCAAGACATCCGAGACCCCGAACCCTACGGCTGCCCATGCGGCGATCCTCTCGCAGAAGCCTGCGGGCATCGTCCTGACCTATCGGCAGCTGGCCGGGAATGACTACATTGCCGTCAAGACCAACAACGCCACCTATGCGGTCGCCAAGACTAACTACCCGCAATATGCCAATATGCTGACAGGGCCACCGTAGAGGAGGGATCATGGCTCACACAACACCGACCTATGCTCTGCCGGTCCCAGACGAGACCGATACAGCCGACGTCCCGAGAGACATCTCTGCGTTGGCGGTTCAGCTGGACGGAACAACGCTACCGCTATTCGAGACGCTGGCCCACAAGGCTGTCGCCAGCGGCTACGCATCACTTGACGCAACGGGCAAGGTTCCGGCTGCCCAGCTACCCGCTGCTGCTGCCAGCGGCGCTACCGTAGCCAGCACGATTGCAGGCCTGGGCGCTGGTGTCGACGGTAAGATAGGCCTGATCGTCACAGGCACCGAAATTCTGTACCTCATCTACTCTGCTACGGCAGGCAAGTGGATCAGCCCGCCGGTCGTCGCAGGCAGCCCGACAGGGCAGCAGGCAACGAGTGGCGTGAACTGGGTGGGGCTGAACCACGACCTGCGCTTCCCATGGTCAGCCCTACAGATTGCTGGCCTGAAGGTGCAGGCACGCGGCCTGATTGAGGGTGTAGATACACAGAACGATCAGAACGGCTGTAATGGGCGCTTTGTTCGCTACACAAACTCGGTGCCTGCGGCGGCAAACGGCGTTAGTGTTGCTCAGACAAACTTCGGGGCTATGAACTACCTAGCGCACCAGTCGGGCATGATCGACTGGACAGACTTGGCAATGCCGGCCGCCAACTACGCCATGGTGCAGCTGCAAGCCTCAACACAGGACAGCAACAACCACAGTGGCGCGTTCTGGGGTACGCTCTGGATGAGGTTTACTTCCTAGCGGCGCATCGCATACGCAAGGAAGCTGATCTCACCGTTGATCCTGGTTAGAACCCGGTTGCGTATCTTGCGGTCTGCTATGGTTTCTATGGGCCACTCTTCAACCGTGGCCCGTCGTTCAAGTAGCTGGGTGTGGTAGGCCGACCACCAGATCTCCCAGTCTATCGCGGCAGCCTCTTCCCGTATCTTCTCCGGGGAGCTGCCGTCTACAACTTCCGACCAGCCGGTAAGAATACTTCTAGCCGCATGCTCAAGGCGTCTACAGCGCTTTTTGTCTAAGGCTAGTTCCTGCCGATCAGCCTTGCGCAGTCTTCTAGGAATTGTCCGTGCGGCTTCCGCCAGGAGGTAGACCTTGTGTAGCCGCTCCATCTCAGCACGCTCAAATTCTTCACGGTCCACGCTTAACGCCTCCTCACCTAGTTGAAGCTGGGTGGACAGCCTTCCCTGCAACTCCCTAAGGATTTCTTAGCGGTGAACCCTTACCTTTTACTGTACCGCTTTTGTGGAGTTGTACGGACGATGCAGTGGCTCCAGGCACGAGTAGGGGTCAAACAGGGGTAGATTTACGTAGATTTTGACCTGCCAAACATGCGCAAGGCCGGTGCCACGCGGTCCTCCGGGTAGGACCGGGATTCTTTGATAGCCTCTGCTGCCTTGGGGCCGATGAAGTCCTCGGCCATCCTTAGCCACCTGGTTGACATTCGCTTGGGTGGCGCGCTGATGTAGCGTGGGCCCCACAGCTTGAAGGTCAACTCATGATCCTTGCGGCCCTGGGCAGCCCGCTCTTCCTCTGTCTGGTACAGTGCCTGAATTCCGCCAGGGTCGCGGGGCTTGTTGACCATGGCGATGTGGCAGCCGGTATGAATGTACCACAGATGACCTGCCCTCAGGCCGCGCCGGTTCATCTCCTGAGTGTCTAGCCAGCGTAGGCCAGGGTGAAAGTTGCCCGCTGCTAGGCAGAGCTGGGTGTTGATGGCCAGCACGCGGTCCCGCGCACCGCCGCAGGGGATCACCAGGTTGTCGTGGTTCTTGAGCTCGTTGCCGTTAGGCACCCACAGCCCGTAGTTGGACATCCAGCCGCCGCAGATGATCGCCTTACCGGCAGCCACAAAGTCTAGCAGCTTGCGGGGATCACCCTTGGTAATCTTCATGTCGTCGTCGGCCATGATGAACGCGTCGACGTTGAAGTTGCCCGCTATCTCTACTGCCCGCTTGCGTGCGTAGCCGATACCCTTGTTGCTGCGCCTGTGTCCGGACACAAGAATCTCTCTGCCGATGCCTAGCTCCTTGAGCAGTGCTCTGTGCGTCTGTACCTGACTAGGCTCGGTGAGTAGCAGCATCGGAAGGTTGTGCTCTAGCCAGAGCGGCAGCGTCTTGCGTAGAATGTCAATTCGATCACGTGTTGGGATGATAACTGCGTAGTTCAATATCCCGCCAGCCTCTCTATGTTGTCCTCGAGTTTGGCCTGATCCCTTTTGGCTTTGATCAGCCGTTGGTTGACGCTGTAGTTCTTACGGTCCTCTTCACGTCTACGCTCTAGGGCCATCAAGATCTTGCGCGCTGTGGCCATCTGTATGCGCTCGTTGGCGCCATTGTAGATCCTGGCTATGGTAGACTTGCCGATGCCCGCGTACTCGGCAGTCTCCTGCCAGTTGCCGCAGCGTCGAACAAGCTCGATGGCATGCGGCCTGATCTGCTTGGCGTCCACCGTTCTTTTCTCATACGGCTTGTAGCTCATTCAGGCGGTCTCGGGTTGTCCTCCGTGGTAATGCCGGCGAACGGGCTGGCCATCCACTCTTCAGGTTTGATCTCATCAAACCTGCCTTCGTTGACGCGCTCTCGGATCGTACAGCCACGGTCAAGGTGAGACATGAACGCGCACTTGCCCAGCCGGTAGCAGATAGGTGTGAACGTGTAGTCCTTGGGCTGTGCGATCATGTCCCACTGCCAGCCCTCTCTGACATTTCCGTTCTTGTAGTCAGCGATCGCCTTGATGATGCCCATGAAGACAGCACGCCACTCAAACTGCGCCTGTGTACAGAGCCGGTTCCCTGCCATCTCGAATAGGGCGCGGAGGTTCGTCGTGTAGATGATGCGAGTGGTTGTTGCGTGCGGTAGCAGCCCTCGCGCTTCTTCGGCAGGGATGCCGTGATCGATGAGGGCATTGTAGACGGTCTCAATGCTGTCTATCATCTCGTACCAGAGCTTACTGGCTGCCTCATCGTTGGCCACGAATGGCGGTAGCGCTGCCTCCTTGGCCAGTCCTCGCTTGACGGCGAAGCGTAGGCTCTCCTGTACGTAGTAGGCACCCACGCGCTGCCGTACCATCTGATGCGTGAAACTGCGTGTCACAGCCTCGATCATGAACTTGAGTTGTACACCCTCGAGCGGCGTGTTGAGCTTGGTCTTGCTGAGCTCTTCCCAGGCCCACATCCGTTGCTCGTCGGTGATTTCGTCAAGGCTGTATACAGGATCTCCCCTGTACATGCGCATGTCGATTGCCAGCGTACCCAGCGGATCCGGTGTTGCGTTGAGGAGGAACACCCGAGGTTCAACTCGGGTGCCCTCCTCCTGCAACATCGGCTGGGATTCGTACATGGCGTCATCTGCCCAACGGATGATGTCTTTCCCAGCCTCTGACATGACTACCCCTTCCTCTTCGCGACGGCTTTACCGGCTGA